CCATGTATGCGTCTAGTTCGTCGTAGTATGCTGCCAGATAGTCGGGAATGTCCACACCGTCCCAAGTGATCCTGCCCTGTGCGGCGTGCTCAATGTCTTCTGACATTTGCTTGAGTGTACCCTCCTGTAGGTCCTCACCGTACACGTTGAGTACGTGGTCGTGCAGCTCAGCAAGATCAATACCGTGCTCTGCTACATACTCGGGGTCTCGCTTGAATCCTAGCATAGTATTGCCTCCATGTCGTCTAGCAGGTATACCAGTGGTGACCGCTCAGCTCCTGGTATAGCCCTCAGTCTTGTGATGGTCTCTTTCAGGTCTAGGTCGAGGGGTATTGCCCTGAACGCTTCTGGCTCTAGCACCGTGGCTGAGTGAGAGTCAAGTACCCACTCAGCCCTTAGCATGAGAGCTTTAACAGGGTAATCAATGAGGTCGCTTACTAGGCTGTCGTCGATGCACTCACCCTTATGGTCGTACAGCTCCTCACCGCACGACAGGTACCTGTCTGTGGCCTTCTGGCAGTGCATTACTGCCCAGTATCGGGGGCATACCCAGAGATCCCACTCCCACATGAAGTCATCATGGATCTCGTCGTACCCCCACTGCTCGAGCTTATCCAGCACTACGTGATGTCCTGGGGTGGATGCTATCCTACGTAGCTCACCAATAGTACGCATTGTTCACCGCTCCACTACGAGGAAGGTTGCTTCGACTGGGGTGTGCTGTGAGGAATCCCAGTAGATGCCTCCCAGCTCACTGGTGTAGAGGTAGCCACACTCAAGGAGTGCTTCGATGCTAGCCCCGTAGAAGTTCTCGACTGTTTCGACTCGGATTGTTCCCTGTGTTTCGATCATGGTATTACCTTAGCACACTCTAGAGTGATTGCACAACCTCTGGCTGCCACTCTCCCGGAGTGTCTAGCCCGGTGACGACGAGGTCCTGTGATCCTGATTTAGTCTCTACTTGAATACTCAACGCCTCAGCCTGGCGTGTGATGTACAGACTGTTGTCTGACCAGGCGTGCAGAGCCACTGACCCTGCCATTGCCGCACCTCCAGTGGAGGGCATGTCCTTGCTGGCCTTACGTGTGTGGTGCACTATAAGCTGAGCACACCCCGTAGCCTGGGCTACAGCTTTGATGGGATGTAGGATCTGACCATACATGGCCTTGCTGTCGTTGATTGACTCGGTGGTAAGCATAGACAGCGTGTCGTAGCACACCAGTCCGATGCCCATCGACTCTACGGTCTCCCATATCTCCTCGGCTAGCTCAGGTGACAGCCCTTGTGTGGGCCTGCCTGCTATATAGAGGGGAATATCCCCGTCAGGAGGATTCAGCTCCAGCACTCCTGATCTGTAGGTTATGTACCCTCGAGGGTCATAGTGAGGGAAGCGACACTGGAGGATAGTCTGTACGCGAGACCACACACGTGAGAGACTATCTTCTGCCTCAATTATCAGGCAGGGTGCCTGATGGGATTTGGCGTAACCTAGCACGGGCTGGCCTAGAGACAGGCTGATAGCCATATCCAGCATGATCCACGATTTGTAGTGTTTCGGAGGTGCAGCAATGAAGCCGCAGCCCCCTTCCTCCACCAGGCCGTCTATGCACCACCTAGGTTCGGGCATGCCTACTAGATCAGCTAAGGGCCTGATCTGTAGAAGAGGTTCTCTAGGTGAATCTTCAACTATCTCCAGAGTTACAGTTTCAGACCGTGCGTGGTCTAGCTTTGATGCTACCCTTTGGACCTCAACCTTGAGCTTGTCTACTGAACCCCATTTATTAAGGCTGGTGTGCCTGATCAAGCCAGGGATAAACTCAGGCCCTACCCCGCACTCTAGCATACTAGCTATAGCTGCATACAGCTGACTTGACCTGTCACCAAGGGCTTTACTAGCACGGAGCTGCCCAGCTATAGACGAAGAGCTACCGTCCAGAGTACGGTACACTGCTGAGGCCAGCTCACCAGGGGTCTGTGTGGTCCCGTAGGTAGGTCGCCCTACCATGCAGCCTCGCTTATGCGAGGGAGTGCCAGGTACACGCAGTAGCTGAGTAGCATCCCAGCCACCAGGGTCGCAGCCTAGAACATGGCTGACTGCCCTGGACAGGCTGTCCTGGTCAGGCTGAGGTACAGTCTCAGTCAGACGCCAGATAGCCTGCGTGTGGCCCGGGCTACTAGACCACACAGCGAGTGGGTTAGTACCTTCCGTGTGTCCGTCATCTACGTCAGACCAGATCAGCTGGCCCGCTTTGAGGTACTCCGCTTTCCTTTCTGGCTTACTGAAAAGACCGGGAGTGAAATATACATCCTGCCCAGCTTCAACGAGATCCCGCACGTAGCGTTTCGCTTCGTCAAGTTGGTCCACAACCCGAAAGGCCTTGCCTGGGTTGAAAGCCTGACCCGGCCACGTGATCCCACAGACGAAAAAATACCCATCACAACCCTCCCAGATTGTCTCGAAGAACCTCATCCTCAACCCTAGCTATCTCTTCCTGGTAGGTATCTGGGGTGATGCACGCCCAATACCCTCCGGCTGACATGATATCAGCTCCAACTCGAATTTGCCACTGGCTCAAAGATGAGCCTGTTTTAAGCTCCAGACCTACGAACCTACCTCTGAAGCAGGCCATCAGGTCTGGGATGCCTTTCTTAGTGTACTGGCTGGCGTGGTATTTGACAACCCACCAACCACGTGACTCTACATACTTTTGCACTTGGCGTGAGAACGTACTCTCTAGCATGCCCAGAGCAGGGATCTTGTCCCTGCCCCAGACTATATCAGAGAATGTCGTCGAATTCGCCGAAGTCGTCTTCGACGTCCTGCTGGTCTTCCTCAGCCTTGGGCTCAACCTCAACGAACTTGGCCACACGCGCCACACGTGACCTCAACTTGTCGTAGAATGTGTCATCCTCAAGCTCAACGTTGATCTTTTTACCAATGTACTTGTCGGTATCAAATCCGCACAACCTTGTAGGGACCTTAGTCCCAGCGGCTTCAATCAGTTCGCGGAGCTTCCACAGCTGATTAGGGACAATCTTGCAATAGTAGGGGTAGCGTCCAGGGCCACATTCGATAGCAAAGACAAGCATGTCAGTGCCGTCTTTCTTAGCTTTGGCCAGCTCCACACCAGCTATCTCAGCGTTGTACACGCCTGGCTCCTGATGAGCAGAGGTGTATGTGGGGGCCTTGACATCACTGAAGTCGATCGAGAATTTAGCCATTGTTGGTCCTTTCCTTTAGTACTTGTCGGATGTAGTCGATTGTAGCTGAGGTTGTGGTGAAGAAGCAAACCGTGATGGTGAACATATCACGGGACATGTGGTCGTTGTAGCGCACCTCGTACTGGCCTACTTGGTGGGCCACAGTGATGGGGTTGGGCACGTCAATCACTGCGAGGTCCTGGTGCTCGAAGCGCCAGGGCAGATCATCCATCTGGTCACATAAGCGCACGAGAGCGTTACTACAGACCTTTGAAAAATCAATCATGTGTGAGGTACCTTTCCAGTCGTTCCCATGTAGGAGACCCTAGCCAGGGCTTACGGGCCGCAATATCAGCCCTGCACCCTGCCACGATACCCTGTGTGGGCTTGAGCCACATACGGTAACCCGTGTTGGAGTCCCTCTTAACTGACTCTGTGTAGCCTATCACGTCCGCATACATGAGTGCAAACTGTCGGGCCTGGCCGGGTAGAGCTAGTGTAACCTCCTTAGTCTGAGCCACATCAGCGTCCTCAGGGTCAGCTTCGTCCACGTAGGTGACCTTAGCCTGGCCTGTCAGTACCACAGGTATGTCCAGCCCACGCAGAGTGAGGATCAGACTCTTGATCAGCTCATTGGCCTGGCCGTATTGAGGCAGACTGACAGGTTTGGCGACCGTCAGGAGGTCCCCGCGCTTACGCCCAGAGACGAAATTCAGCGCCAGTTCATGGGCCACAGTGATGCTGTCCAGAGCTACTGCCTGAGGAGGCTTAGCTACGATTGACTGAACCTCTTTGGCTAGTGCTTCCCAGGTTTCTACCTGTGAGGTCTCGGCCTGTACTGCACGTGTACCACCCTCAAGGTCAATAATCTTAACCCCAGGCACTGTAGCTGCAAACGTGGTTTTTCCTGTTTTAGGTTGTCCGTATACTAGTGTGATCATTTGTACCTTTCCATAGGGTCGCGCTTGTCATAGAATTGCAAGAACTGCTCTTCCGTGCCGAATTCTACCCTGGCCGCTGCTAGCTTGCCCATACGGCACAAGTATGAATTACCACACACGTTAGGGTTACGGTCCTCTGGCGGCTTAGACCAGTCGTACTCACCGACCTGTCTTGCCCACCTCAGTATACTCTTGATTTGCCTTTCGTGTACTTGACTGTTGAACGGTACCAGCATCCGGGTGAACGCTGGGCAATGTTGACGCTTCAACAACTCAGCATCCTTCGCGATGACATCACACTCAGCTGAGGTGATCTCCGTCCGATGCTCATGAGCCCAGTCTATCAGAGATCGATAGCAAGTGCTACCTGTGGACCCCTTAGTAATCTTGAGCTTACCTGTCTTAGTCAGCTGGGGACACACCACGCGCTGTGGCTGGATGTAGTCCCAGATCATCCCTCCCAGAGGAAGATCCCACCCAAGCCTCTTCTTGTTGCCTTCCAACAACCAGAGGTATGCGTGCGACTGGATATCCAGTTGCCGGTACTCGGCTGTAGGGAGGGTCTGGTGGGTTTTGTGGTCCAGCACCCACAGACGGCCTCCGAGCTCAACTACCTTATCGATCTTACCACGGTAGTCGTGGTTACACCCTGGGATACCCCTGCTCAAATCGAGCTCGCACGCCAGGACGTTGAGGGGCTCATCACGGTATCTGTACTCGTAGGCACGATACACACGATCGAGGTCATCATAGATCTGATGCTCTTCCTCCATAAGGTCCTCTGGACGCTCTGGTGGAGTACCCGTCTCGAGCCACGCGTGTAGGTACGTGCCCCTGTCTAGAGCCGTACCGGGGTGAGGCTTAGATGTGATCCCCTGTAGGCCATAGTAGGCCTCCAGAGGGCAGTTAAGCCAGCTCTTAATCAGGCTTGTTGTTACTTGCATGTCTCCTACTATACATCAATCTCTGGTCCCCAGCAAGTGCCTACCTCAACATCGGCTACCAGAGGGCAGTCGAAGTGAGGCAGGGGCTGCTCCATGGTCTCCTTAATCATGCATGCTGTGGTCTCGGCTAGGTCATCAGGCACGAGTACCAGCACAGCGTCATGGATGAGGCCCAGTATATGGCTGTCTCCCTCTAGGCTGGACCACACGCGTGTGGCAGCCCTCAGCATGATATCGCTTCCCGTGCCCTGCACCTGGCTATTGACGGCCTGGCGCTCAGCCGAGGCTACCTCATACTCGTCACTACTGTATAGGCCTGGCAGGTGACGCCTACGTCCGAACATAGTCGATGAGTACCCCTGCCGGTGTGCCTTAGCCTTAGCCCTAGCGTGCCACGGGCGCAGCCCTGACCAGTGCTGGAAGAAGGACTCCCGGAACTGCTCAGCCTCATCCAGGGTAATGTCCGTACCGTAACTTACCTTAGCGAATTGGACAAACGACTTAGCACTCATACCGTAGAGGAATCCGAAGTTGACAATCTTTGCTTTCCTACGGTCGAAGCTATTGTCGGGGTCCAACCCAATAGCACGTGTGGTCTGTGAGTGGATGTCCCCGCCCTGTCGATACAGCTCGAGCATGGCCTTATCACGCGAGACCACAGCGGCAACACGCAGCTCCAGCTGACTGTAGTCAGCCTCGATGATCTTGTAGCCATCGGGGGCAGCTACCAGACCCCTTATGTAGGGGTCTTTCGGAACTTGCTGGAGGTTAACCCCAACACCATCACACACCTTACCTGACGACAGCCTGCCTGTCACCGTACCGTGGAGCTTAAACGAGGTATATAAGCGTCCCCTTTCGTCTATTTGCTCTTTATAGGGTGTAATAAACCCGTCTATGTTCTTCTTTAGTCGTGACCTTTCTAATAGTGTTTTAGCAATAGGGTGATCCATATAGGCAAGTGCCTTTTTAGAAAGGCTAGGGGCTCCATTGGGGAATGCCTTAGTTGGCTTTCCTATTTCCTTTTTAGGTATACCCAAATAGTCATAAAGAAACCATCGCTGAAAGTTAGTAGTTCCCCACTTGACTTGCATACCTTCGGGTATTTCCGAAGGTATTTCTGACTGCAATTCAGCGTCTATCTTAGCTAATTCCGAAGTGTATTTACTCCCAGCTATCTCAAGTTTGTCTCGACTAATAGGGATACCGTAGTCCTCAGACTCAGCCAGCATATTAATAGCCGGGACCACAACCTTCTTAAGGAGCTTCTTCTGGTTAGTCGTGAGCTTATTTCGATTAATCCGATAAAGCTCTCGTGGGGCCAAGAGGTCTTTCTTAAGGTATGCCGCCATAGACTCTGGATCAGAATCATCCCACACACCATCATAAGACCAATCCCCGCCCATAAAGTCGGACATTAGTGACTTAAGACCTAATGGTCTATTCTCATCAACCATATGGGCACCTAGCATAGTGTCGCCAGCTGCCTCAATACGTGCGCCGAACCGCTTAGCATAGACTATGTCGAATTTGATGTTGTGGCCCACCACTGAGGGTAGTTTTCCACACAGTCTCCTAAGCCTATATTGCCATGTCTCAGGGTGCTTAGAGGCCATGTGGAAAACCCTAGGCTCATCCTCGGGCTTATCCCCCAGGATGCCTACCATAAGCACGGCGGCGTCCTTGCTACGAGGGTTAAGCCCTGTAGTTTCGATGTCTAGAAATAGCATTTTGTCAGCTCTTTAGCAAGCTTATGTGCAGTGCGTACGTCTGTGGTCGACTTATACTCTATCTTATCCTCACCAATAGTGAAAGTTGTGGCAGTGCGGAACTTATTCAGCTTCCAGCTAGCAGTCCTAGCACACTCAGCTACCCACGAACGGTACCCGATACTCAATACCAGGAACTCGGCCCAAGAATAACCAGTGTCTGCAC